AAATTCTTTCTTTGCCGTGTCCCCGCTTATCGCTTCAGTATTTCCTAAAGCAACAATTCCGGTTGCTGTTGAAGCGTCTTTGACATAGGCTGAACCAGACCAATGATAAAAGCCATTCAAAGCCGTGTTTGCATCATTTGAAACCTTGTAAGAAACAAGCAATGTGCCAACAGCCGGAAGCGTTGCAAAGGTTGAATAAACTTTGACGCCTGAATATTGATTGACTTCAAGGTTTTCAACTTTAGCTTTCAACTGTTCAACATCATATTCAGAAGCACCCGACCAAACAACCGCCAATATTGCCGCAATTGTCAAGGCTTGCGTTCCATAATTCACACCGTCAACAAGGAATTGACTGAAGTTTGTTGAATTTACAAGCTGTCTTTTTGTGTCATATATTGAATATATTCCTATTCCGTTTAATCCTTGCTTTAATGGCTGATAAATCCTTGCAAATCTTATTCCGTCAAGGTCAAAATACTTTGCTGAAACTGTGTTGATTGTAATCATTTCAATTTTCGTTTTTGGTTACTGTTAATGATTCAGTTTTTGCCTGTTCAATGGTTGACAAAAGCTTCTGAATTATGGACATTAAAGAACGCCTGATTGTGTTCAAAAGCATTGTTATATAGTCCGTATTTTCAAGCGGCTTCTTTGTCTTTATACTGATTATATTGGTAATACATGAAATTGCTTCAGATACAACAATAATGTCCATTACAGCAACAACAAAGTATTTGAAATCAAAAGACACAGCTTTTCCAATCAAGGCAACAATCAAAGGAATGATCAAAATTGAAAGCTTTCCAACCATGCCCCAAAGCAATATTTTAAAGCTGAATTTTTGATCAAGGCGCAAGGCTTTGGCAATTCCAAGACCTGAATCAAGCGTCATCATAATAAATAAAATCATTACTATTTCAGCACTAATTCCAAGATAAACAAAGACGGCATAAAGCACGGTCTTTGTGAAGTCAATTTCAATTGAATTCATAATCAAAAAAGTTTTATTGCAATTCCTAAATGAACCCGCTTTTCATTGTCACAACCAACAGATAAAAGCCTTTTTCCGGTCTTGTTCATCATGTAAAGATTTAGACCCACAACAGGAACTTCAGCTTGCTTTGTTGGAATACAAGTGAAAGCACCCGCGAAGAATGAAGGCTTTGCTTTATTGGTTTGAAATTGAACTGTCTTTGCTTTGGTTAAATAGTCAATTGATTGTTTCTTCATTGTTCCTGTCACTTCAGTCTTGACGGTTATTGTCTGAACTGAATCTTCAAGCGTTTCAATGTACAATCTTTCAGTCACGGCTTCCTTGTAAAGCGTCAAGGCTTTCAAGCTGTCATTGTCCTGAATTGCCTGTTCATATTTCTGAAGCAATTCTTTGTTGATAGGATTTTCAACCGGAACAATTTTTTCAATGATCTTTTTGCCTTTGGCTTCGGTATAAAAAGTGTCAATCCTGATTTCAGGAATTGGATTGTCAATGACTGCTTCATTGCTTTGCGCCGGAATGACAACTTCTGTGACTTCATTCTTATTTCTTCCAATGGTGAAGACATAAATCAGCAATATTAAAATGATTGCAAAAGGAATGTTTTTTTTGTTTAAAATTAAACTTTTCATGATTTTTGATTTTTGGTTTTAAATGATTTATTTGTTTTTATTCTTTGGCGTCCTGATATGGAAAAACGTCAACAATGTTTGAAGCTGAAACTGAAGTGACAGCATAAGGAACAAGCAAATAGTCAAGGCTTGAATTCATCCTGTTCAAAGCTTCCTGAACATTGTCAGCCATGACAAGGAAGTTTTCCTTGATCTTCTTTTCTTTCTTTGCGCCTTCATCAAGTGTCACCATTGAAACGCCAACCTTGAACCAGAATTCACCGTCTTCAAAGGCAAACAATTCAACAATTTTTGAAGTCTTTATTGAATCAATCCTGAAGTCACCCCTGACAGATTCTTCCATTGCTTTGAAAGTCTTTGCTTCAGCGTCCGTCCAATTTACAGCGTCAAAAAGATAGGCTTCAGAAACCTTCTTTTCTTTCCCGTCTTCACCTGTCTTTCTATATTTGACTTTTACTTCAAAATACTTTTTCATAGTCTTGAAATTCTTAATGATGAAAATGAAGTTCCTGTCTTCTTATTCTTGCAATATCTTGCAAAAGCAACAGGATTTGAAACAATATACTTGTCAATGAATTCAAACTTGATACCCGCGTCAATTTGCGCTTGTTTTGACAAGTCTTTGATTGTGTTCCGGTCTGTTCCTTCAGAATCTTGTGAAAGCTTTGAAACCGCACCAAAAGGCGTTAAATTCACGTTTATTGTTTGAATGTATCTTGCAAATGTAAAATCAGCAAGCAAGCGTTTAATTCCGGCGTGTTTGTAGTCAAGACCGGCAACAGTAAATTCAGAACCGTCAAGCAAATCTTTGAAAGATTCTTCAGTTGCATTCTTCAGAACATCAAAATAGAAGTCACCCAATATTTTCAGAAGGTCTGATTGTTGTGCAAGTGAAATTGCTTCTTCAATCTTTGCCGTGTCAAGCTTCGCGGAAATATTCCTGAAGCTTGCAAACTCTAAAGCTGTAATTAATAGATTCATTCTGTTTAATTTTATACTGTTTTGACTTCGTAAGGATTCACAACAGAAAGACCCGCGTCAATAGGCTTTGCAAACTTCTTCATGATCAGGCTGAATTGTTCTTCAAACTGATTCCTGTCTTCTTCGCGGCTTTCCCACAATTGACGCTTTGCTTCCTTTAGAAATTCGCCTGAATTACCAAACAAGGAATTGTCAGAAGGATTAATCAGCATAAGCGGAACTTCAAAGGCTTTGCAAATATTCTTTTCAGCTTGCTTGTCTGAATATTCAAACAACTTGTCATTGTATTCACCTGATAAGTCAGAAAGGTTGATTTGTTTTGAAAGGTCATCAGACTGTTGACCCGCTTCCAGAAGAACAACTTCACTTGAATTTTCCGCGCCCCTGACAAGGTTTAAATCTTTCTTGAAGTCTTTCCTGTCTTCATCTGTTGCGAATGGTTGAACAACAAGAAGCTTTGTGTTCAAGAATCCTTTTTGCGCGCCCTTGCTTCTGAAGGTTTGTGAATTGGATTCAAGAAGCATTTCAGAAAGAACCGGTTCAGCATCAGTCAAGGAATAAACAAAAGCTGAATCTTTCTTTATATGAAGGATTTGCCCGTTGTAATTTGAAATAATATCTTCAATCTTTGCGTCCTTTGCGTCCTTTCCGGCTTGCTTCCTGATTTGACCTTCAATGACTTTTGGGTCTGGATTGAACCTGTCACAAACAAGGAAGTCAGAAGGCTTGATTGACTTCTTTTTCTTCTTGTCCCAGTTGTCATATATCAGAAACTTTCCTGAATATCCTTTGTCATCAGCTTTCCCGACCCTACCTTCAACAACAGGAACAACAACAATTGAACGAATTTCAAAGGCTGAATTGTACCCTATATGTAAGTAACAATTATTATGAATTGCATATTGACGCGCGGCAATTCGCAACACTTCATTCAGGCTTTGTCCTTTGCTGTTGACAATAACCTTTCCGGCTTCACCGAAAGATTTGCCATAAATAGCTTTAGCAACCTTTCCGGCGCAAGCCTTTGCAGTCACAGACATTCCGATCAAAGCTTCAACCATTGAAGGGAAAGCATTGTCAGAACCAAAATTGAAGCATTCAGTCCGCTTGTCAATCTTGACGTCAAGGATTGAAGCGGAAACTTGATTGAAGTGTAATTTCATTGTCATTGTCAGTTTTTTTTTATGAAAAAGGCTTCACCGTACTTCTGAAAGCAAAGCAAAGCCTTTTAGTTTCTTGTGGCTTCCGTACTTTTTAAGCTTTTATCTTGTCAATGAAATCTTTTATTGACGTTGCTTTGATTTCTGGATATTTGGCGCGCAATTCCTTCAATGATAGTGTTGAAAGGTCTTGAACGTCTTCAGAAGTTCCGGTTGCGTTTGCGGCGGCTAATTCACCAGCAATTTCAGCTTCTTCTTCAGCGGTTAAAGTTCCGGCTTCAGTTCCGGCTTCTTCTTTTCCTTCTTCAGTTTCATCAATGTTGCCTTCAGTTTGCGTTCCGGCTTCAGTCAAAGTCTTTTCAGAAGTTCCGGCGGCGGCTTCAGGTGAAGTTATTCCGGCTAATTTTTCAGATTTGTCAGCGGCGGCTTGAAGTTCAGCTTCAATTGCAAGGCGGTTCATTTTTTCCTTTGGTGTTTCTTTGTCAACGCCGTCAATCAGGATTGTTTCCCAGTTGGAAGGATAGACGGCAAACAAACTGATTCTTGCTGGATTTGTCCGCAAAAATTCAATTGCTTTTTCATCTGTCAAGTTTCCGTTTGAAATGGTTGTTCTGTCACCTTTGGCGTTTTTATATTGCGCGGCGTGACGTTTAAATTTAAACTGTGTCATTCTGTAAATGTTTTTAAGTGAAAGAATCATATAGTTAATATCTGAAGGACAAGAACGGCAAACGCGCCGCCCTGTCTTTTCAAGATAATCAGAAGCAAGCAATTCAATGTTCTTCAGAATATCCTGTTTAGTTCCTTCAAGTATTTCAATGATTGACAATGATTGTTTTTTTTCAACAAACATAATAAAGAGAATTTAAAAAGGCTGAACAATTTTTGTCATTCAGCCTTTAAATTATACGACAGCAAACAAAGCGTCAAAGGTTGCTTTTGAAACAACATAAGAAGTTTCAAGAAATACGTTGTAAGGATATTGTTCAACGTCACCTTCTTCAGTTGCAAGCGTGAACAGAATTGAACCTGAATTTTCAAGCGTGTTTTCTGTCATTTCAGAAAGCTTCATTCCGCAATCCCAGCCGCGAACCTTAAAGGCTTCAACGTTCAAAAGACCTTTGTATTTGCTTTCATAAACCACAACAAAACGCCCGTTCTTTAATTCATTTGCGGTTTCAGCGTGTTCAGCGGTTGTTGTTCCTATTCTTGCAAGGAAGCTGTGAAGGAAGCCGTCAACGTTTTCTGTTGAAGGCGCAAATGAACTGTTTGAACTTGCAAGGTCTTTATACCATTCAACCGCAATTCCGGTTGTTCCGGCTTTCAATGCAAGTTCAGTAATTTTTGAACCAGCCTTTGTTGAACCCGCAAAATCAATGTCATCCCAGTTGATCAAAACAGCTTTTCCGCCGTCAATACCTTTCTTTGGCGCGTCCGCGCAATCGAAAAGAATGTCATTTGTTACTTTTTTATTACAAGCCATGTTGTATAGATTTTTTTATGAAGTTAGATTTCTTGAAAGGAAGTCTGAATTTCTTCAAGCTTCCAGTTCAATCACCTAAATCCAAATTACACACTCAAAGTGAATTCAACAAGTTCATCAATATTCACAGGCGTCACACCTGATTTTGCTTTTGTTCTGAAATAGGTCTTGTCATCATCTTCAGAATACCAAATTTTCATAAGTGTTTCTTCGTCTTCAACGTCCATTCCGACAACAAAGGAAGAACCGCGTCCGGCAAACATTCTGTCAGTTCCATTCAACCCGCGAACCTTGCGCAAGATTTTACCTGAACCACCAATTTTATAAGTTTCACCGTCATTTTCAGCACTAAAGAAATAATTGTTCGCGGCTTTCACGGCGGCAATGTAAAGGTCAAAAGTGTCGTTCCCTACAAAGACGGCAAAGTCTTCAGCGTCTTTCACGTCAACATCAGCGGCAACAATCATGTCATCAACCAAACCAACAACATTTGCTTTTGTGATTTCTGTTGCATTTGATGTGTTTCCGTCAACGGCGTCACCGTCCGCGTCAATCTTCTTAATGAAGCCGTCAAATAAAGGATAAGTTCCGGTTGTGTCACCTTGCCAGTATGTCAATTCAAGTTGTTTTTGAATTGACGAAACTTTCACGTCAACAACTTTTTCTTGCCACATTTGCGGCGTGTCAGCATTTGAAGAGCCGGGCGCAAGTACTGTGTTTGGAAACTTTTTCTGAAGGTCATCCTGACAGAATCCTTCATAATATTCCCATTGCTGAACTTCAATAAAAGCTTCAGTCACGGTTGTTGTTCCTGAAGGCGTTTTGCAAGTTCCTTTCTGAATTGTTGCGTCACCTTCAATTTTTGGGATTGAAGTTTTCCCTTTCACGTTTGTCATGAAACGTGCAAATTTTCCTGTGTCCCCGCCGGAAAATAGCGTTGCAGTCAAAAAGGCGTTTTCCCTTGCTACATAGTCAGTAAAGCCTGTTACATCGTAAGCCATTGTTGATAAATTTTAAGTTAATAATTATTGTTTTTTTGTTCTTGTCAATAGAACTGAAGCTTGTGAAGGCTTCACTTCAGGCGCGCTTTCCTGTTCACGTTCTTCAGCGTTGAATTCTTTGCTTCCAAACTTCTTTTTCAAAGCTTTGATTTCATTGTCCTTCAGAACAAGACTTGCTTCAAATTCAGCTTTCAATTCTTCCTTTGCTTTTTTTGTTACCTTTTCAAGCAACTTATCAAAGGTCAATTCAGCGGAAATCTGAACTTCTTCTTCCTTTGCGGCGGCGGCTTCTTTAATCAGGACAATGACGCCTGTTGCATCAGTCACAACGCGTCTTCCGTCTGACAACTGAAATTCACCTGAACCGATTGTCACTTCATTCCCGTCCCAGTCTTTATATTTGACAACGTCACCAACAGCAAAAGTTGTGTTTACAACTTCCATTGTCCAAACTGAAATTTGTTGAACTTCTTCAGCAATAACTTCAGCCGGAACTTCAACTTCCGTTTCTTTTGGAAGCACTTCAGAAACTTTGCCGCTAACAAAGACAAGCGTTGATTCTTCAACGGACGGCATAATATAAGAACCGTCTGGAATTGGCGCGCCGTCAATGGTTGCCGCGTCCCCTACTTTTGGAACGTCACCCGCCGCAAGATCAGGAAAGACAATGTCAGTTCCGTTTGAATCCTGAAGCGTCATTTCAGCGTTTATTTCAACGCTGTCATCTTCTTTCAAATATGCTGAAATATCAGCAAGCAATTTTTTGAAGAAGTTTTTGTCTTTCTTCTTTTCCGTCATCTCATAATTTTTAGATTCATGAATATTTAATTCAGCAACAGCTTCAGCCGTCACTTTTATTTTTGTGGCAAATCCAAAGTCAACAGCTTCAGAACCGGAAATGAAGGTTTCATTGTCAAGAAGGTTTCTGACTGTTGCTTCATCAATTGCAAGGAATTCAGAATAAAATGAAGCAAAGTCATTTTCCATTGTCCGCAAAGCTTCAGCAACCATTTCAAGACGTTCAGCATTTCCTTCAACTTTCGCCCAAGCAAAATGTATCATTAAAGCCTTGTCAATGTCTTCAACAATTCTTTCACGTCCGGCGGCAAATATTTTTGCGGCAATTGAATAAGCTTTGTCTGTGATTGTGGTGACCGGAATTTCAGCGTCAATTCCTTTCAAATAAGTATAAATTGATTCACCTTGTTCAACGTTTCCGCCTTGTGAATGAATAACCGCGTCAAGTGAATCAGGACTGTCAAAAGACTTGAATTGTCTGATAACATCAACAAGCGTTGTGTCCGTTCCTATCTTTCCAGTAATATAAACTATTGCCTTCATGCCCTGTTTTAAGTACTTCAACGGCATCAAATATATATTTATATTGCTGTCATTTCATATTAGAAAAATAGTTTTCAAAATTAGTTTACTTATATTCTTGCTTTTTAAATTAATTAAGTTTTACTTTGTTTTACTTTGTTTTACCTGTATTTTTATAACAAGTTAATTGTCAATTGATTATATTTTTAAACAATGTTTTTAAACAAAAAGGAAGGTTTTTGAAGAATTTATCAGTTCAAAAATCAAAACCTTTGCAAAAATTAGCACAATGAACACAAATCAGCCTTTTGACTACACCGTGACAAGAAAGTCTTTCACGTTCACCACTTGTCCAAAGTGTGACGGTTCAGGCGTCCGGCGTCATACTTTCCGAAAAATGGCATTCATTGAAGATTGCCCGCATTGTGAAGGAACAGGATTGAAAACTTTTGTCATAAATGAAGAAGTTTCACTTATAACCGTATTGAAAGAACTGTTAATTCTTAAATAAATTACACACACATGAAACAAATCAACAAAGCGGCTTCATTAAAGTTGCAAGAACCTATCATGAAAGAATCAGAAGTTGACCGTCTGGAAGAAACTGAACTTCCTTTGAACGCCAAAGTCAAGACACTTCTGTTGACACTTCAAAGCAAACCTTTTCAAGTTATGCTTTCCGGTGAAAAGACCGTTGAATTCAGAAAGCCGTCTGACTGGATCAAAAGCCGCCTGTTTAATAAGGACGGAAGCCGGAAGGAATATGACGTCATTAAGTTTGTAAACGGTTACGGTGAAGACAAGCCTTTCTTTGTGGCAATCTTTGACGGCTTTGACAACTTCACACGCGGAAAGTACAATGAATGTGCAAATCAACTTATTTATTCAAACGGTCTTGAAGTTATCCTTGAAGAAGGTGACTTTCAAATTTATCTGGGTAACATTCTAAAGAAAGGAAACCTGAAATGACAAAAGAACATTTTTTTTCAATTGTTAAATGGCAAAGTGAAACATTTCCAACCGCTTCAACCTTTTCCAAAATCAAACACCTTCAGCAAGAAGTTGAAGAATTGCTTTTTGAAATTACCACCAAAGGCAAAGGAATCAATCATGAATTTGCTGACTGTTTTATGCTTCTTTTTGGCGCGGCGGCTTCTGAAGGTCTGTCTTATGATGACATTTGCAAATCTATTGATGAAAAAATGCAAATAAATAAGGCGCGCAAATGGGGAAAGCCTGACAAAAACGGCGTTCAAAATCATATAAAATAAAGCTATGTCAAACAAAGTTGAATATAATGTCAAGAAGAAGACAACCGCTTTTGTTCAATGTTCTGACTGTTCTGGAACTGGTAAAAAATCAAGAACTTTTCAGGGTGCAAAGTTTGTTGACAATTGCTTCAGGTGCAAAGGAACAGGACGCGAAGCAATAACACATGAAACGGACGTCACGCTTCTTCAAGCTTTGAAGGAATTGAACCTGATTAAATAAACCTATGAGATATTTAATAATAGCAACCGGATTTGAACCAGCCTTCACAGAATGGTTTGAAAGTGAAAATCATTTCAACGCTGAACTTGATATGATTGTCATTGACCTTGCAAAAGGTTTATATACTAAAGACGGCGAAAGCTGGAAAGAAATTGAACATGATCATTTATAATTTAAACCATGCCAAAAGATAAAATCCAAAACTTTAAACTTGAAGAAGACGTCAAGGCGGACTTTGAAAAGCTTTGCGCGGAAAACTTCACAACGCCGTCACATGAATTGCGGTTGCTTGTTCACAAATGGATTAAAGCACACAATTCAAAACCTATTTCAATAAACGATTTAAAACAAAAGAATTCATGAAGGTAAAAGAAACAAAGGTTTGCGCGGGTGAAGATTGCAACGAAGAATTCAGACCTTTTAAATCAACTGACAAGTTTTGTTCCGCTGGTTGTGCTTATAAGTCCCAGAAGCCAAAAACAGCAAAGAAGCAAACACCAATCAAAAGGACGCCAATCAAGCAAGCTTCAGACAAGCGGCGGAAAGAATCCTATATTTATGCAAAGGAAAGGAAGTTGTTTCTTGCACTTCCTGAAAACAAAGTTTGCACCGTTGCAAAAGCCGTGTTCAATGAAACCCTTCCGGCTTGCGAAATCCACCACAAAGCCGGAAGGCGCGGAAAGTTCCTTGTTTATGTTCCTTTTTGGCTTGCGGTTTCAAGGAAAGGTCACAACTGGATTCATGCAAACCCAGAAGAAGCCTATTCACGCGGCTTCCTTATTCATTCATCAACCGTCAAAATCTAATTCAATGACCGATTTTCAACGCCTGAAGGACACGCTTCAACAAATCAATTGTCAATTCACTTCAACACCTACATTGATAGGAACAACGCTTTCAGTCTTTTCTGAAACAAAGAAAGGAAACCTTGAAATGATGTTTGAATTTGACTGTGAAGGCAACTTTTTAAGAACAATTCACACTTCTTCCTTATAACATTTTTTTGACATATCTGACAGCCTTGACCCGTTGTAATTTTTTTAGTTTAATTTTTTACTGTTTTCGTTTGCTTTATTTATTTATTAGTTTAGTTTTGTACCGTATCAATTAACCTTTATATTTTTTAATTATGGACAGTTTAATAGAGAATGGATTATTGAAAATGCACTTGAAGAAGTTCAGGAATATGAAAAAGGTATTCTGACTATTCGCGGTCTTCATTACAGGCTTGTTTCACGCGGAATGACAAACACAATTCAACATTACAAGCGCGTTGTTGCGGCAATGGGACAAGCGCGCTGGGAAAAACTCATTCCTTTTGACACATTTTCAGACAATGACCGCGAAACAATTGGTGAAACGAAGATCACAGAAACAAACGTTGAAGATTCAGTTGAATCAACCAAATACACAATCAAGTACTGGTTGAAGAATTACTTCAAAAACCGCTGGGAAAATCAAAAGTATTACCCTGAAGTTTTTATTGAAAAGAAAGCTTTGCAAGGCGTTTTCGGAAAGCCTTGTAAAAACATGGAAGTTGCGCTTTCACCCTGTAAAGGTTACCCTTCATTGACCTTCCTGAATGACGCTTCAAAAAGATTCATCAACGCCAAAAGAGAAGGCAAAATTCCGGTCATTTTATACTTTGGGGACTATGACCCCAGCGGTGAAGACATTCCGCGAAGTATTCAGGAAAACCTTATTGATTTAGGCGTCAAAGTTGAAGTCAGAAGAATCAGTCTTATGGAACATCAGGTTGTTGAATGGAATCTTCCACCAGCACCCGCAAAGACAACTGATTCAAGGACGGCAAACTGGGACGGTTTAGGACAAGTTGAACTTGACGCCGTTGACCCTAAAAAACTGCAAGGACTTTGTTTTGATGCAATCAACACGCTTTTCAATAAGGAAGCTTATTCTGAACTTTTGGACACTCAAAGAATTGAAAAAGCTGAATATCAATTTCAATTGAAAAACTTCATGAATGAACAACTAAATGAAGAAGATCAAGACGAAGATGAAGACGAAGACGAAGACTTTGACGGATATGAAGATTTTGACGAAGATGACGAATAAATAAATAGTTTAATTTTTTACTGTTTTTGTTTGGTAATTAAATTTATTGGTTTAAATTTGTACCATACAAAACAGTAAAGAATTAAATATGAAAAAGCTTTCAGCCTATACCATTGCAAAGAATTGTTCTGACAAATCAGACATTGAAGCCGGAATCAAAGAACTTCAAGAATACTTTGACAAGACCCCAATGAATAAAAGAACAAATTCTTCTTATATCAGATTTTACAAACTTCACGAAAAATTAAAGACACTTTAAATCAATTTATCATGAACAACACACGAAGAAAAGCAATTCAAGTTCTTATTGATAAGCTTGAAGAAATCAAAGGCGAAATTGAAGCCATGCAACAAGAAGAACAAGACTACATTGACAACGTTCCTGAAAACCTTCAAGGCGGTGAACGTTATTCACAGGCTGAAGAAGCTGTCAGCAATATTGAATATTCTGTTGACAACGTACAAGAAGCAATTGACAACCTTCAAAACTCTATTAAATCATGAAAAAGACCGTTGAAATCACAGGAAACCGCGTTGCATTGATTGAAGCTTCACTTCAGTTCAACCGGACAAACATTGACCTTATAGCAAAGGAAATTGACCTTAAAATGAAAGCTTTTCCAAAGGCTGAACAAGAAGGTGAATTTCCTTCTTTGTATGATGAATGTCTTCTGAATGAAATGCAAGATTGTACAAAGACCCGCGTTGATTCAGTTACCATTCTTTCAAATAAATACAAGAAGGAATCAACCGTTCTGAACGAAAGTGACCTTGTGAAAATTCAGGAAACAATTCAGGAATTGTTCATTGAATTAAGACAAGAACCTTATTCACTTTCTGAATATTATTCATAATATGAAAATGATTAAAACCTTCCTGAAATATCTTTCAAGATTACTTGAAGACGGGAAACCGGACAAGACAGAATTTTCCGCGCGCGTCCGTTATGCAATGACAGAAAAATTAATGAAAGAAATCCAAATCAATAAAAATTCAAGCAAATGAAAAAGAATTATTTCACGCCCAATGAACTGAAACTGTTCAATAGTCAAGACCCTATCTTCAACGAAATTCAAATGAAGATTGTCAACAGAAGAACGCCGGAAAGTGAAGTTGAAGTCAAGACAGACAAGTCAGGCTTTGAATATAAAACAGTAAAGGCGGCTTATATCAAAGCTTTGGTTGCGCTGGTTTCCGGCGGCAATTATAGCTTTCAAATCAAAAGCCGTGAATTCATTTCTTCAACGCGTGAAGTCCTTGTTGAAGGAAGATTGACTTTGTTTGTCAATGGAAAGCAAATAATCCGTGAACAGTTTGGTCAACACTATCTGAACTTTAAAACAGAAACTGTTGAAGGTTCAGCAAAGACATATACAAAGGCGTCCGACATTGGCAACGGTTACAAAGCCGCCGCTTCAGATGCCTTCAAAAAGTGCGCTTCTGAATTTGGTTTTTGCTGGGACATTTACGGACAAGAACACGCTGAAAAGAAGAAAGAAGAAATTGTTGTTCCGCAACATGGTGACGTCAAGAAAATGGAACGCCTGAACTTCTTCCTTAAACAATGTACTTCAACTGAAGCAATCGAACACGTTTATGACAATTGGCTTTATAATTCAAAAGAAACTGAAGATTCAAAGAACCTTCTGAAAGAACACATGACCCGCGTATTAAAATTAAAAATCAAGGAATAATGAAAGATCAATTAAAATGCTCGAATTGTGGCAAACACTACACGCCAACAGGTGAAGAAAGAAAACTTGCTGAATCCGGTGACCTTGCAATGACGTTTTGCAATGATTGTTGCACCGTTAAAGATGAATCTGTCAACTATACTGTTGACGCTGAAAAATAGATTAAAACACAAATAAGCAAAGTCAGTTTAATTTTTTACTGTCTTTGCTTGTTTTTTAAATTAATAGGTTTAATTTTGTACCATTCATTTTATAAAGATAGACACATGAAGCTTAATGAATCAGAATTTAAAACCCTTGTTCAACACCTACCATTTATTGAAGTTTCCCTTGACTGGGACGGGACTGAAGGACGCGCAAAGATTGACGGACATGAAATGAAATCAGGAATTTATCTTGTCTTTGCTGACTTCACAGTTCTTGAAACTGGAAGTGTTGATTCAGGTGACGCCTTGACGCCTTCAGCCTTTATTTCAAACGGTCTTTTTTCTGAAATCAATGCTGTTGATTGCTTCACTGAAGACGTTGACAAGTCAATTGAATTCACGCCGGAACAAAAGAAGCTTTTATTCAAAGCAATTCAATCAAAAATTCAAACTGTTTAACATGGAAAGACTTGAACAAATCAAAAAGCTTTCTGAAGTTCAACACAACATTCAAATTGTTGAAGGTTCAATCAATCATTTGAAGGCTTCTGAATATTACCGTATTTTCAGCAATGAAGAACAACGTCAACATGACATTCAAATTCAAATCAAGTGTCTTGAATACTGGAAAAGACGCTTCAATTTAATCATTCAATCAATTAATTATTAATCATTAAAATTTAATTTACCATGAATCAAAATTTCAAAACACCGATTGAAAAAATTTTCTTCAGAAGTTCAAAAATTGGCTTGCTTGCGGGCGGTCTTGTCCGTCACGGTCTGACAGAAAAACAGCGTGAAGAAATGGACGGACTTCTTCTTGCAAAAATTACACCTATCGGATTGACGGAAAAGCAACTTCTTGAACTGGAAGGCTGGGACAAGAAGATTGAAGAAGGCGGAAACCTTACACCCGCGCAAATGGAAAAACGTGACGATTACAAAGCGAAACTTGTAACACCTAAAGGATTGACGGCAACACAGGAAGCGCGCCTTCAGGACTTACAAGACCGTAATTCAAGACCGCCGGAACTGTCAGAAGGTGCAAAAACTTATATCAAAGAAGTTTGGCTTGAAAATGAAAAAGGATTCAAGGAAGAAGTGACTGACAAAAAGCTTCGTAAAGGTTTGCAAGCTGAAGAAGATGCAATCAATCTGATTTCCTTTGTTGATAATGTCATGTATTTAAAGAATGAAAAGCGCGCCTTCCTGAATCACTTGACGGGTGAATGTGACGTTCTTCACCACAACAAGGACATTGACGCAAAGATTATTGATGACACAAAATGTTCATGGAATCCGCGGACATTCATGTCTTCAGGACTTACAACTTTGTATGAATGGCAAGGACGCGCTTATCTTCACCTTTATGACGCTGATATTTTCCGCTTGCGTCATTGCTTGGTTGATTGCCCGCCGGACGTCCTTCAGGAAGAATTCAAAAAGTTCTGTTTTGCAAATAACATCATTGATGACAGTCTTCCAAAATACAAGCCTTTGATTGATCAGTTCAACAGAAACTTCCTTTATGAAGATTCAGGACTTTACACCAAAGAAGAACGCGTCAAGACCTTCATGTTTGCGCGTGACTATGAACTTGAATCAGTCATGTTGAAAGCAATTGAACTTGGTGTTGAATACTATCAGACAATCACATTGAACATGATTGAATTATGAGTGCTAAAAACAAGGAAGCCAAACTTGACCGCTGGGACATTTACAACAATTTACCTTCCGGCGGTCAAGCTAAACTTTCAAGAATTTGCAACTGTTCACAAGTTCAAGTCAAGCTTGTTCTTGAAGGGAAACGCGGTGACAATCAAGGAATAATCAAAGAAGCTGAATTGATGGCGGCTGTCTATATCTGGAAAGTAAGATTTTGCAAAGTTGCTGAATCAAAACTTTAATTTCACAATTCAAATATTTGTTTAATTTTATACCTTTTAAATTTTAATAAATTCAACTATGAAGAACAAAAAGAACCCGTCAGTCAAGCAACTTGAAGCCACAAACAAGGCTTATAAATTGCGCCAACAATCACAAAATGATAATGAACTTGCTGAAAAACTTAATCTGTCAAAGGTCACGACCTACACCCGATTGAAACAAAGCAACTGGACAAACCCTGAAATCTTATTCATTGAATATCTTTCAAACCCTGAATTGAAAAAGAAAGTTGATTCTTTGAATATTCTGGAAGTTTAATCATGTTTTGTGTAAGTGATTCAAAGAAGAAACAAGGACATTTCTGTTGCGCTTATGCTTGTACAAATAAAGCAATACACAAGAAAGGCGGACTTTGTCACAAACATTATGCAAGAAAACGCCGTGAAGAAGACCCTGTTTATTCGCGTTATAATCAATTCAAGAACAATGCAAAGAAGCGGAACAAAGATTTCACAATAACAGTTCCGCAATTCCGCCAATTCTGCAAAGAAACAGGCTATTGCATTGACAAAGGAAAGCGCGGACAGAACGCCACTATTGACCGGATAAAAAATAAACACGGTTATCACATTTGGAATATCCAACTATTAACAAACAGACAGAACGCGTCAAAAGGAACTTCTGATTGTCCTTTTTAATTTAATCTTATGGAAACTTTTATCAAAAACGTTGCTATCATGCGACAAATGCAAAACGCCTATTTCAAATCAAAAGAACAATGCTTTCTTATTGCTTCAAAATTGGCTGAAAAGAAAGTTGATGACTTCCTTCATGAAAAAGGCTTCTTGACTGGACACGTTGCCAAAGTTGAAAAAAATGAAGACCAACAACCAACACTTTTTTAATTATGAATCAAGAAATTAAAACGGACTTGAAGCTTAGAAGAAAAGTGTTCATTTCAATTATTTTTATTACTGTCTTTTTTTGGACTTTTATCTATTTTTTAATAACTAAAATCTGAATCATGAAAAAAATTCCACCACCTGAAAACCAACTTCAGGAAGTTCTTTTTGAACTTGTCAACAGGCTTTTTATTGACCGCCGGACAATGATGTTGTCTTGTGACGTCTTCAACCTTACAGCGCAAATTTCAGCATTAAGGAAAGAAGGCTTGAACATTGTTTCAAACCGGATTGAATATGTCAATAAGTTTAAGCGGAACTTCACCTTTGTTCAGTACCGCCTTGAAGATAAAAAGGAAGCCGTTCTTTTTTATTTGAAGATGCAAGAAAAACAAAAAAAGCTTCTTCTGTAATGGCACATATCCAGAAAAGAAAATGTTCAAATTGTAAACTCTTTAACGCTTTCAAGTTTCAGATTTACTTTGAATTTATGGAAATCAATTCTTGTCCTGATTATAGGCGAAAATGATTTAATATTAAACTGTTTTAAAATCCTTTTTACTATTATGAAAAAGTCGTTTTAATATTTCGCGGGACATTGAAAAGGCTTTATTCAATACTGAAAGATTGAAGATGAAGAAGAATAAAGATTTAATTCTTGAAGTAATACAAATGAGAAACGAAAAAAAAGACCCAGTCCAAAAAATTGCAACAAGAAACAAGGCTTCACCGCTTGACAATTGGAACAATTTTGAACCATTCACAAACAATTCATTGACAGAAATATTCAGTTCAAACAGTTTTGACGGCGTGAAAATGAAATTCAGGTTTGTTGTTTTAACAATAAACGGACGCCACAGAACGGAATAATTCAAAAAGTAAAGTTTATTTATAAAAAAAATCATTTAACAACCAAAAAATCATGAGTTTAAACATCAAAAAACAAAGACAGTATTTGTACAAAATGACCTTCATGTTGTGGAACGTTGAACAACGCCTTTCAACCTTCCAAAAATCAGCAATTGAAGTTTCCCTTGCGGTTAATAAGTTTGGAACTGAAGCAAGTGACGCCAACTTCAACAAGCTTTGTGAAAACGTTTCAGACATTGAAACAATGATTGAAGTAATTGAATTGACCTTTGCGCCCTTGCGTGAAGAAGTTGAAAGAATCAAGAAGCAAAAGCTTGTTGTTCTTCAGCGGACAACAAGATTGAATCAAGAAGCAAACGGACTTGAAGAAAAAGCCGGATTAATCAAGAAGGAAGCGTCTGAAGTATTTCAAAAATTGAATCAGAAGAAATCCTTTTTTCAGAAGTTGCTTTTCTGGAAATAAAGAATTCACCACATAGAAACACAAACGCCGTTAAAATCAATTTAACGGCGTTTTTTGCATTCACACTATACATTCACACCACAAAGACAGCTTTAATTCATTCACTGTCTTCTTTTGTGCCTTCATTGCCTTTTTAAGCTGTTGCCAAACTTTCAACAACGCTGACATTGTTCCGCACTTGATCAATTTCCGCAACGCTGACAACAGGCGCGGGAAGGCTCGCGTTTGCTTGTGCTATTCTTGACGCTAACAAATCATAGTCAATCAAACCTGAAGCCGGAATTCCTGAACTTGTCCCCGCAATCCCACCTGAAGCAAACTTCTTTCCGCCGCCCGCAACGTTCAAGACTGAAAGCAAAGGCGCAAACATTGAAGTTGATTTTTTATTGATCAAAGCTTCACCGCCTTCAGCTTCAAAACCCAGACGCCCGCCAATTGAAAAAGGAATTCCGCCTTGACCGTGACTTCTTCCTTTCAGAATGTCACCTTTTGAAAACTTTTCTGAAACGCTTGTTATTTTCTTCACCGCGCCCAAACCTGAAGCAAGTGTCACACCTGTTGCAATAACCTTTGAAGCCGTGTTGAATGGTTCAGGCAAAACAGCGGGTGCTTTCCATACTTCAGTAATACCCTGATAAGTGTTGATAGTAGCTTGCGCAATTCCGGCGGCTTTTCCGGCGGCTGTATTTTCACCAAGCAAAGTTGCAATTCCGCCGAACATATCAGCATAAGCTGAAAGCCTTTCTTGCGTGTTGACTTCATCAATCTTCTTTTGTTTTGCCGCGTATTTCTTATTTATCAATTCAAGGCTTGCGCCTGTCTTTTCAGCGGCGGAAAGTTCCGCTTGTCGTTCCGCTTCAAGCTTCCTTGTTTGAATGTCAAGTTCATTGTTGCTTGTTTCTTCCAGAATAGCAAGTTGATTTTCCCTGTCAATCGCTTCTTGTTCAAGTTTGGCTTCTTTCCTTGCAAGTTCAATGTCATCCCTTGCGGCTTGATTTTCGTCATTTATTGCGGCAATGGCTTCATTGTACTGAACTTGATTGATTGTTCCTTCAGCAAGTTGTTTTGCGGCAAATTCGCGGCGTTTGGCGTCAATTGCGTCAATCCTTTTTTGTTCTTCAGCGGCGGCGGCGTCTGAAAGGAATTTATCATTGTCAAGTTTTGATTTGTTTGCCCTGATATATTGGTTCAATTCATATTGCGCCAATTCAACAGCCGCTTCAGCTGCCTTTTTTGCTTCTTCCGTTTTCTTCTTCAAGGCTTCTTCAGCTTCTTTTTCCTGTTGGTCTTTGATTTCCTTTGATTTGTCAGCCGCTTCTTTTTCAAGGGAAAGACGGTTTTGAAGTTGTTCAGAAGTTTGACCTGTGATTCTTTCTTGAATGTCAGCAATTTCAGTTTCAGCTTCAGCGCGCTTGTCTAAAGCGTCCGCCGTTTCACCTTCAAGTTTGATTCTTAAATTAGCAAGGTTCAAGGCTTTTTGAGCAAGCGCAAGTTCTTCTTGACTTTGCTTTGCAAGAAGCTTTCCAAGTTCTTCATTTGCCTTCATTCTTTCACCCATTGATAAGCGTTCATTGTCACGGATTTGACGCAACTTTTCAGCGTCCTTCTGATAATCAAGCTGAACTTTCCGCGCAATCCGTTGCGCCTTTGTCAATTCAAGTTCAGCGTCTGCAAGTTCTTTGCTTGCTTGAACTGAATCCTTTATTCCTTGCGTGAAACCCGCCATGTTGTCAGCGGCTTTTTCAAGTCCCACAAATCGCAAACCCTTTTCAATTGCGTTCAATGTTTTATACATTCCTTTTTCAACGGCTTCAAAATAAACAACAAGACCATTGACAAGGAAGTCACCAAGCGGTTGAAGGAATTTCAAAAGACCCGTTGCAATTCCTGAAAAAGCTGAAAAGGCGCGCTTGATTGAATTGGTTGACTTTTCTGACATATTCATTGCGTTCTTCACCAAGTAGAAAGCAACAACAATTGCCGCAAGTATAGCACCAACAGGCGTTGCAATAAAAGCAAGTGAAGACTTTGTCAACGTCTTCATTCCAGTTGCCGCCGCCGTCATTCCGCCCTTCACCATTGCGCCCGCGCCGCCCGCCGCCGTTGAAGCTGTGATCAAACCTTGAAGGCTTAAATCTGAAGCGTTGATTCCTTGCGTATATTCACCTATTTTGTCTTTTGAAGAATTGAATTCAGAACCTTGATCACGCAAGGCTTTTGTCTGTTCATCAATTGCCGCGTTCAGCCTGTCACGCAAAGCAATTTCTTCTTCAGAAGTTCCTATTATATTTTTTGAAATCTGATTCAACTGGCTTCTTGAATCCCTTAATTCTTGCGTTGACTTTCCTTCAACTTGCATTGATTTTGTCAAGTCCTGATTCACCGCTTCCAATGCTGAAGCAAACTGTTGATTGTCCCTGTAAGATTTATTTAGGTTTTTCAATTGCGCTTCATATCTCAGGAACGCCGCCGCGCCTTCTTCCGTTGACCTGTCAAGTTCCTTCTGTGTTCCCTTGATTCCGTCAATCTGTTTTTGAAGTCTTAAACTTTCCTTGATAACGTCATCAATGTCAATTGTCAAACTTGCAATGTTTACTTTTTCAGCCATGTCTTTATATTTTAAATGTGAATTCTTGAAACATTTACTTGAACGTCATCCGTGTCAGTCAATCCAAATTCATCAGTCACGGTCAAGCGTAAAGTGTAATTCCCTAAATTTTCCTCTATGTTTTCACCTTCAAGGCTTGCAAAAGGACTTGAAAAAGATTGTATCAAATCAACTATTGAACCCGCCGGACTTGATATGATTGACCATACATAAGAAACAATTTCACCTGTATAGTCATAAGATGCTGAACCGTTAAGGCTGACAAAAATATCAAGATTATAAACTTCAGGCAATGGAAGAACAATGTTTTGATCTGTTCCGGCGTTTGCAACAGGCGGTTGATTCACAGTTTCAAGAACATTTGCGGTCAATGTTCCTGTCAATAATCCATAAGAACCGCTTCCGGCGTCCGCAATGGCAAAGACCCAGCTTTTTGAATAAGCGTCAAGACCGCCCAAAACTTCAACAGCCGTCAAAGCCAATGCTGAAGCGTTGATTTCCGTTTCAGCGTTGATTGTTACACCGTTTTGTTTAAGCAAAATATCAGCATTGAAGCCGGAAATGATCTTGATTTTTAAAGGAATGTCAAGTTCTGGGTCTTCATATCCTGTTGAAAGGTTTGCAAGTGTGACCGTCCGTGAAGAACCGTGACCCATATTGAAAGAAAAGCTTCCAATTTGTGAAGGCGGTTGATTTGTTGGAAACTCTTTTATTTCAATTGCTTCAACTGAAGAAATCTTTCCGGCTGTATGCTGAACAGAATTCAAATAATAAAACCGCCCTGTTTGCTTCAGGAATTTAAGCCTGAAGAAGTCAAGGTTGAAAATGTCAATTGTTGAAAGGTTTACTTTTAAACTTACTTTCTTATAATTTTCAATCATGTTTTGAAAAGCTTTGTAAAAGTTTCCCAAAAAATATTGCATTGAAATAAAATCAAGGTTCAGATAAGGAACATTTGTTGAAGCTGTCACGCCTGTGACTTCATTATAAAAATAAGCCGTGACAGGTTTGTCAAGCCTATTGACGTGCATAATCTTCAAAGGCGTTTCTTCATTCACCGCTGTAATATATTCAGCCGTTTCATATTCGTACAATTTAGGAATTTGAGTGTCATAACCTGAGACCCTAATTGTTGTGCAATTCGTAGGAATATACAAGCCGCTTTTTTCATACTCATTTAATGAATTATATCCTTGAATATAATATGAAATGAATGTGTCATTTATATCATAAAAACAGACAAAAGCTGAACCTGTAAAATTGACGCTTCCTGTTGCTTTGTATGTTTTATTTATTGGGTCAATATTGTTGAACGTGTAAACATTCCACAAAGAACCGTCATTTGTTCCTTCGTATAATCTTGCGTAAAAATTTGAACGCGTAACACCAATAAAATTTGCATTTGCCGGAACTGTTATTGAATCGCTGTATTCGTCCGGCGTTGTTGGGAAAACGCCACCAACAGAAACAAGCGTTGTACAAGCACTATCTTCATAAAACGCCCACTTTGCGATATAAGCATAAGAAGAATATATCTTTCCAACCAGCCGCCGCAAATTGCCCGCTTGTACCGGATAAACGTCAACATCAAAGCCGCCGTTTGCAACAAGCGCGCCGTTTGAATGAATGAAAAAATCAGCAATCAAATTTGAAGGCGTCAATTTATTCTTGTTCCCATTTGTCAACAATAAACAATCTGAAACTTGTCCGTCATTGTTCAAGTCAGTTTCAACAACAATTGTTCCTTGATTTTCTTCACCCCAAACAGGTATAAGAAACATCTGTTCACCGTTCACGCTTCCAGACTTCACCGGAATTTCAAAAGGACTTGAAAACATTGGCTTTTCTGTGTCCGCGTTTTCATTCTGAATGTTCATTTGTCCGTCATGTGTAGGAACAACAGTTGCTTCAGGATATGAATAATTTGCTTTGTTTGCCTTTGCATAACCTGAAACATATTTTTCACCGTCTATTTCAGACAATTTTGAAGTCCAATCTTCAGCCGTCAAGCGGTCATTCAATAAAGCTTCAAGCCTTTTGAATTTGAATTCACCTGTGTTCTGGACTGGGTGCAAAACAAGACCGTATCTGTTCACAACATCCTTGATGAATTCAAGCTGTGTCATGTCACCAATATAGTCAGAAGCCTTGACAACTTGACCGCCTTCTTGAAGATACAAGGAAGCGTCAATTGTTGCTGAATAATTCACCATAAACGTTTGATGTTCTGGGTTTTCATAGTCAAATGAAGAACCGCCTGAAATCTTAAATGAAACAACGTCACCAACTTCAGCGGCAAAAGTGATTTCTTTCAATTTTGAAAGACTGTTCCCTTCTTCCAGATATATATAAGATTTTGAAGAACCGTTCAATTGAAATAAAATACTTGCATAGGTTCTATAAAGACCGTAAGCAATTGACAAATCAAGCTTATAAGTTCCGGCAACTGTGAAAACAATGTTTCCGGCAACAACTGAAGCACCAATCAAAGCGGCGTTTGTCATTGTGAAACCTTTTTCAAAATTGATAAATTCATTTGATGTTTTATAGTCTGAAACTTGATTTGATTGCGCGCCGCCTTTCTGTGTACTTTGAAGCGTCCCAAATTCAACCGAATAGCCGCGTGAAGGCGTCAACACTTCTGAAAGATATTTTTCATTTGTGGTGAAGAATTCACCCTGACAGGAAAGACCGTTGCTTTCAAAAATCCTTCTGAACAATGTATGTGTAAATATTGAAGGCGCGTGTTTTTCAATCTTCAAAGAAGAAGAAGACGCGCCGCGCCCATAGTTAGCAATTCCATAAATGAAACCTTCTGTGTTCTGAAAACTGTCAATGAAGGATTGTGATGTAATAATATGATTCAAGTCTTCAAGCGGCAAATCAATAAGCTTCTTGTCCTTCAATGTTTCTGACAAGCTTCTTATTCCGTCAATTATATTCAACTGATAAGAGTCTGAAGTTTCCCTTATTATTGCTGAACCGTTCAAAACTAAATATATATTGTCAACAACATAGTCCGCAACAATGGCTTCATAAGGCTTCCGGCTTGTGTTTCCGATTGTTCCCAGCATATCAAAAAGCTGAATGTTCCTTGATGTTTTCGGAAGGCTTATTGTATATGAAAAGGAAGACTTTCTTTCAGCAACTTCAGACACTTCTGAAATTTGAATCTTCCTTGTGATAGGCTTATCATTCAAGTCAGCCTTAATTTTGTTTAAAAATAAACTTTCAGACATTGTTTAAAGTTTTGCGGTTATTTTTTCAGGCAATTCAACTATCAAGGAAATGTCATTGCTTCCTTTTTTATTGTTGAAAGAAATTGTTCCGTCAACAGAAACATCAATGAAGCTTCCTTCAATATAAGCGTCCTTTGACGTGTACATTTGAATCAAGGGACTTGTGAAAATGTCCTTTAAATTTTCATAGTCTGTTGATTCATATTTTGATTTAAGAATCAAACTTGCTGAAGCTTGCTTTCCTGTGCTTTTGAACAGTCCTGTTGCGTTTCCAATATTGTACAATTCATCATTGTAAACTTTTCCCAGTTCATTGCTTTTAGTCTGTTCAATAAAGTATTCATTGAACAGGAAATGACTGAAGCCGCCGCTTCTGTTGAACCATTTCAGGAAGACGCCTGAACATTTCTTCTTTTTGGTCACAATTACGTTTGATTGAAAGACGCCGTCTTTGTACAATTCAAGCTTGTTCAATCCTTCAATCAATGGAAGGATATTGTCATCAGTCCAATTGTTCGCGCCGCCCCTGTCAATGGCAATCCTGAAAGAATCAGAAGCCGTTGCTGTCATGTTTGGCGTTTCATTGGAAGTGTTCAGGCTTTTAAGCTTCAGGACTGAATTCAAAGCAACTTTCTGAACATCAAAATGAAAAGGAAAGCCTTCAAAATAGGTCAAGAAATGATTCACACCGTCCGGCGTGTAGGTCAATAACTGTGACGGGTTTGAATATATTGGTTCAGCAATTTGCTTGACAGCCTTGAAAAATTCATAATTCTTCACAAGTGTTTCATTTGTGGCGTCATTATATACTTTAATCTGAATTTGTTGCAACAAATAAAGACCTGTTATTGACTTCCAGAAGACCGCTGAATCAAAGTTTGAATCTTTGAAGCCGTTCTTGTTGAATATAAATTTGACAGCTTCCTTTAGGTTGAACAAATAATTCCCGTCTAAATCAGGATAAACAAGGAAGACGCGCGGAAAAGTCAAGACCGGATAAACAGTAATTTCCGCCCGATTGTGACCCGCCAAATCAGAAGTAAATTCAAGGAATGAATCATTGTAAGCCGGATAAATTCCAGACGGTTCTTTTGTCATGTTGATTGCCATATCTTTAAACGTTTTTTGCAAGAACTTCAAGTTCAGCCCTTACTTGATTTATTAATTTATTTACATTCAATTCTGAAATCCTGTCAATAATTTGGTTGATTCTTGCGGGTGTTATTACTTGTTCATAAACCTTCAACCATGCTGAAGGCTTTGTTCCTTCTTCATGAATCTTTTTTGTGATAGCGTAAGCAATACCCCTGATAAGGTTTTGCTTTCCTTTTGCCGTCAATTTTCCGGCTTTTGAAAGCGCGCTTTGTGCAATTCCTTTGTTCCAAATCCATTGTCTTATATTATCAATAAGATATTTTTCACCGCTTTTGTGTCCTTTCTTTGTCTTTCCGCGTCCGGCTAAATAAGTGTAACCCCTGACAGTTCCTTTGACCTTGAAAGCTGAAAATTCATAAACAGCTTCAAGACCTTCTTCAAATTGTCCTGACACTTTCCTTCCTGAAGATTCATAAAGGGAAACAATATCTTCCAGAATTGAACTGATTTCTTCTTTTATGACGTCTTCATTTGTCATTCTTCAATTGTTAGTTGATATGTCACAATGATTCCGTCAAAATTATAGTCAAAAACGTTGATCACTTCAACAGTTTCCCACAAATCAAAGGTTGCTTCATAGGTACAACGGATTGAATCTTTTATTGCTTTCAAATCAGCCTGAACAATTGGCTTGATATATTTTTGATAGCGGTCATCATAGCTTTTTTCATCAATATCAGAAGACCGCAAAATCATGAAAGAACCTGAATGAACTTTCTTTTCCGTCACGCCTGATTCATTGTCAACGTCACGCGTCTTGACTGGGTCAAGGAACAAGTTTGACTTGTTTTTCACTTCAACCGCTTCATGTAGGTTGTGAAAATCTGTTCTTCCATAATCAAAAACCCAGCCTTTTGAAGTTGCAATTGCTTTTAGAATTTCATACATGATTATTTTGTTTTAATTTTTCCCATTTCATGACTTAAATCAGACGCCGTCTTTCTCATTAATAGAATGGTGAAAACTTCAGAATAAGCCATGTTCATATAATGACTATACTTTGTAGCGTCCCCACCTGAAAGCATTTCAAGCGTGTTGTAAATACCGAATTTTGCCATTCTTTCACCGCCGTTCACCGCTTCCCATTTCAAATTCGATTCTGAAGGCGTCAAAGCGTTTTCTTCAGCCGTAACAATAAGATTCAATTGTTCACGGATTGAATTCAGCAAACCGAAAAATTCAATGATAGGAAAGTCAAGAACTTCTTCTTCAGTACATTTTTGAACCTTTGAAATTATCTTTATCAAGTCACGGTCTTCACCTGAATCAATGGTTTGCTTGACAAGTTCAACGTGTTTCAATTTCATGTTGAAAAGGTCACGCTTTGTTTCCTTTGGCTTCACGTAACGCAAGGCAACAACATAGTTTTGAATCAAGTCTTGTTCCTGATTCAATAAGTCAATCAATTTGAAGTTTTCAATTTCTATCATTATTTTACAAACTTAAAACTATTTCCAACATTTGAAGACTTTGCCAACATTTCAGCAAAATAATATCTGACAGGGTCAATCAAGTGATTCCAGTCATCAACCGGAACACCAAGCAATTCACCCGCTTTGTTCATCTTATAAGAATAATTTTCAAATTCTTCAACGGCGTTCTTTCCCACAACAACAAGTTCAAATTCTTGCATGACTGAAATCCCAAAGTCAATGTCTTTATTGTCCGCGCCTTTTATCTTTATTCCGTAGCTTTGCAACTCTTTTATTGACTTTGGTTCAGCACTATCAGCAATAATCAACCCGCTGAAAAGTTGCGTGTCTTGTTTAATCCTTGCGGCAATCTGTGAATTCAGAAGACCTTTTTCATAAAGATATTCCTGAATGTAGATTTTGCCGTCATGCCTGTATAGTTTTGCAATTCCTGTTGGGTCATTGCTGAAACCCCAGTCAAGGACGCCCGCAAGATATTGCGCGCCCGCTGGAATTTGATTTGCTTCTTTCCAGTTTTCAAAAATGACGCCTTCAGTAATTCCAAGAAGACCAAGACCCAGAACGCGCCACTTGTTTTTGAAATATTTGCTTCCTTCATCAGCCTTCTTTTTGAACCAAAGAATTGAATCCTTTTCTTTTGGCGGAATGAATTCATTGTGTGTGAAATTCAGAATGATAAAATCAACGTGCGGTTCACCTATCAATTCTTTATGTGCCCAAAATTTTCGGCGCGGGTTGAAGTCAAGAATTGTGAAGTCTGAAGTCCTTGAATAAAGTTCAATATAGGTTGAAAACTTTATTGAATCAGCTTCATTCAAATATAAGTGTGTCCGGCGTGAACCAAGCCTTGACCCTTCACCGTCAACGCTGAAGAATTCAATCAGGTTTGAACCATATTGATAAATATGACGCGTGTTATTTATTTCAAATCTGTCATAAAGACCCCAACTTTTCAGAATCCTTTCAAAGTCACGCAAAGCACCTGATAAAAGGTTAGGCATACTTTCCGCAACAACGGACAAGACAAGATTTTCACGCTTTGAAATTGCAAGCAATGTGAACAACATCAAGATTGAAATTGTCTTTGATGAACCTTTTCCGCCCTGAACAATACGGACGTCTTTTGTAAGGTTGCAAATCTTTTCAAATGCTGTTGTTGTTTGAAATTGCCCTGTCAAACTCATTTTGTGCCGGAAATTATGCCTTCAATTATTTTACTGTGTTTCTCATTGGAAGCAAAGATTGTGATTTCATTAACCTTCTGTTTGTTGTCTTCTTCATAGAATCCTATATGCTTGTTAATCATATCAATTGCCCGTTCTTTAGATACAAAATGAAGTTCAGTTGTTTCTTCAGTTCCGGTCAAGTTTCCGTCTTTGTCATAAAAGTTCCGTGAATACTTCTTGAATTTAGTAATCAGGCGGCGGACTTCAATCGGAAGTTCTTTGATTTGTTCCGCTGACAAGTTGATTGTTTCTGTTATATCTGACTGAACCCAGTTTTGAAGTTCTTTCAAAATTCCTTCATGCGTTGATTCAATAACCTTTGCGGCGGCTTCATGCTTTTCATGAATATAAGCTTTCATTTCCGGCAATGATTGAAGACGGGAAAAGTTGACAGTTGCGGTTGTGTCCTTCTTAATGTTTGGGTAAAATTTCCGATAAGCCGCCGCCCCGTTGAACTTATTGACAAACCATTCGTCAACAATCCTTTTATATTTTTCAACTGAAGTCTTTGACAGGTTGCGCTTTTTCATCAAACTAAAATTTTAAATTTTTCAAATTCTTCTTTCATTGCTTTGTCATAAGGAATCCGCCCGTATTTGACGGCTAATTCGCGAAATCCTGAACCGTTATAAATTGAAGCAACGGTTGACCAATCTTTTGAAATTAAAGCCGCCTGAAGCCTTGAATCCGTTTCAATGAATTTGCATATCTGCCAAACTTGACGGTCAAGGCTTTTCTTTGCGTCATCCCACATTAAACCAACTGAAGCAAAACCAAGCCGCCGGAAATGGAAACCCATAATTTGACCAAGTCCAATTGAACAAGAAAGCATTGCCGCCGTTGAATCCTTCCTGAAGGCGTCATTGAAAGCAATCCATTCTTTTGACTGAACATCAACCTTGTTCACAGACCACAAACCGGACGGCGCAAAAGCGGCTTTCTTTCTGAACCAGACAGGTTCAAACTGAATGATCAATTTGCCCGTCTTTTCATCAAAGCCTTTGCCGCCCGTTTCAACTGAAATGAAGGCGGCAACGGCAACCCAATCAAGACCAAATTCAGCGGCAAAAACTTTGATTAAAGGAATTAACTTTTTCATGATAAAACACTTTTCAATTCATTGTAATACACTTCATTCAATCTTTCATTTGACTTGTTTGTCCTGTCTGAATATGGGTGAACAAAGTCAAGACAGTTCATTTGAAAATTTGTAATGTTTCCGCTTCCGTCTTGCATTTGTTTTGTCCAAGCCGTTCCGTAAGTAGTGTTATATGCTGAAATGTAATTTGTTGAATTTGGCACGAAATAACCGCTGATTCCTGACTTTTCCCAAATCTTCATAATAGGGAAAGAATATTTTGAAGCAATCATTTGTTGAATTTGACAAAGATAACTTCCATTTGTGCCGCCGTAATCAACAGTATTTTGAAAATAACCGCCTATTATGATTTTAATGTTTGGGTTTATCTTCATTATTTCATCAAGAATGTAATTGAAAGCACCAATAAACTTTGACCTGTCTTTTGAATTCATATCAATTCCGCCCGCGTCAATTTCAATTTTGATCTTGTCCCTGTCATTGAATCCATGATCAAAAATTAAAACGTCACAAGTGTCTTTCACCCCGTTAATAAAAGGAAGAATGACGTTGTCAAAACTTGCGGCTTTGTATGTGTTCAATGTTGCTTCAGTAATTGTTCCGGCTGTCACTAAAGGTCTGAAAGCGGTTTCTTTTTCAGCCACAGTTGCGGACAATGACAGTCCGGCGGGCGTTGCATTGTTCCAAATTACATTGCTTGAACCGATTGCCTGATTGTGAAGTTTGAAACCTAAATTTCCGCAAGCAACTGAAGGATATTGACAACCGTTAGGAATTGACGTACCAATCCAAAGGACTTTATGATTGTATTGCGGTCTGATTTTCGTTTCAATCCTGTCAGCGTTTGAATAGTATTCTTTTATGTAATTTGCAGTATATCCGGCGTCAACTGGCAAAGACATACAAGTCACAGCATAATAATAAACATCAGCGGTCAAAACAACGGAATTCAAGACACGGTTGTCACTTCCAAGAATTGTTTTTGCTGGTATTACTTTCCTGTTTTCGTCATAAAAAGTCAATGCTGGATAAGCTGAATAAAGTTTTGAATACACTTCAATTTTTATAATTCCTTTAGCGTATCGCATAGGCGTTCTAAACATATTCGCGCCCTTTTCATCATAAAAATTGCTGTCAGTTTGCCACCAACCAGTTTGATTAAAAACAGTATAGTCAAATGTTTTGAAGAAAAATGAATCAAGTTTTTTGTACCCACCATAAAAAAGACCATGCGTGACAGTCCCAGCATAAACAACATATTTGACAAATTTTGTTCCTTGTGGCAATGTCAACTTATAGAAAATATCAGCCGTAATTCCGCCGCCGTATATCGTTTTTATTGCTGTCTTTTTTTCGTCATAAAATTCAAGAAGCTTGTAACCGCTATTTATTGAATTGGCAAATTTAATGTATAGGTTTTTATTCAAGGAAGCCAAAACATTTATATAGTCAGTTGTTTCATAACTTCCGTTAGCACTTGCAAAAATTCCTGAAGTCCTTCCGGCTGAATCAGTAATTTTCAAAAGGTCTGATTCAAGGTTGAAATCATTTCCTAAAGGATAGCAATGAAGACTGTTGTTTATATAGCCGCCAACCGGATTAAAAGCAACATACAAAGCCGGAACTTCATCAATTGAAATCATTGTATTTGCAACCGGAATAAATGTTTCAAAAAGCGTGAATCTTACATATACTGAAGAAGCCGTTCCTGTGATTTGCGCCGTTGCTGAAGTTACTGAAGAAAGGAACGCCTTGTTTGCATCATACAAGCATATATAAGTATTTGTCCCGTAGGTCATATTAGTCACAATCTTTCTTCCTTGAACAATCGGAATGAAATCAGACGTGAAGTAATTTGTTCCGGCTGAAACGTTTCCGCCTATTGTCAAATAACCGTTTGACAATTTACTTAAATCTAAAAGATTGATTCCAAAGTTTTCAGTCACCTTCTTGTTAAATTCTTTCTTTGCCGTGTCCCCGCTTATCGCTTCAGTATTTCCTAAAGCAACAATTCCGGTTGCTGTTGAAGCGTCTTTGACATAGGCTGAACCAGACCAATGATAAAAGCCATTCAAA